CTTTGGCAAATCTTAGGTAAGCCGTAAAAAAATAAACAGGATAGTGAGCTTTAGCATATGCTGATAAGTAACAATTCATAGCATAACTAATAGCGTGCGATTTATTAAAAGAATATCTTTGACTTTTTTCGATCCATCCGAAAACCTGATCAGCTTGTTCTGCATTTAATAATTTTCTATTAGCACAACCGTCTATAAATTTGATTTTAAGTTTTGCCATTTCTTCTGGTTTCTTTTTACCAATAGCTTTACGCAAATTGTCTGCTTCTTGCAAATCGAAACCAGCAATATCTTTAGCTATTTGCATAGCTTGTTCCTGATATACCATTTCACCATATGTAGTATTCAGAATAGGCTCTAAACACTCATGAAAATAATCGATATCTTCGACACCATTCTTTTTGTCGATATAGTGACTGGTTACGCTTTTTCCGTCTCTATATGCCTCCAAACATCCTGGTCGCATAATAGAAATTAGTGCAGCTAATTCTTCTATATTTGATGGTTTTAGTTTTTTAGCCAAAGACCTTCCTAGCCTGGACTCCAACTGAAAACACCCCTTAGTATTTCCATTTGATATTAAATTCCAGGTTTTGGAACAAGCCAAATCAATTTTAGATATATCTGCTTCAAACATCTCCAAAGGCACCCTTAAATTTAATTTTTTGTGATAAATTCTTATGTAACTTTAAAAATCTAAGTAAGATATCAGCACAATCTTTTACATCTTTTAGAGCGTCGTGAGCATTATCTTTAGATATAGAAAAATAATCTCTAACATTATCTAATGATATTGATTTGACATCTTCTAAATACATAAACCAATAATATAATAGATTCATAATATCTATTACGTCTCGTGGGTAAAAAATATTACTATCGTTTTCTTTATTGACTGTATTAAATTTTTGAGCCATACGATTAACTATTTTTAGATCAAATCTGTTGATATTATATCCAGAAGCTATAGGAGCAGAAAATTCATTTTTCTTACTAGTTCTCGAATGATACTTATCTAAATATCCACAGAATAAGGACCATGCTTGTTTTTGTGGCATAGCTTCTTTCCACGAACATAAAATATCATCTCTGGAACAATTCCTAACTTTGGCATGAAAATTTAGAATATCATTATCATATTCGTGATTAGGATTGAGTTCTAAGCTTTCTGGCTTAAGCATTATATTAAATTCGGAATCCTTAACTATTTCTAATTTTATTGGATCCACTATCACAGCAGCTATTTGTACTGCACTACAAACATTAGGATTCACTCCGTCTGTTTCTAGATCAAAGATACATATTTTGTTACTAAATTTCATGCTGAAACCTTTACTCGCTGTAATGGAAGAATCATGACTTTTTCTTTGGTGTCGTTACGAATGGCATTAAGCACCTTGCAACAACTAAGTCTTTCTTCTCCTATCTTTGTATATTCTAAATCATCTAATACGAATACAGAATTTACCTCAATATCAATAAACTGTTTTTCTAACATATTTAGAACCCTTTCTTTTTGGAATCAGACCTGATGAGATAATAAATCTTTTATGCACATAATCTTATCTAGCATAGCGATACCTAGAATATCGAATTTTACAATACCTAAACTTTCTAGGTCTTGCATCTCCATACCGGCTATGGTCTGTTCGTTCCTACTATCATAAACCATAGGACAGAGTTCGGCAAGAGCCTGTGAACTGATAGCGATACCAGCCGCATGTTTAGATTGGTTGGTTTTGGTCCCTTCCAGCCTAATAGCCTGCTCGAAACGCTTCGCCAGAGGGCCAGACAAGTTTCCTTCATCGTCGATCTTGCACCACTGCTCAAGACCTTCTGAATTATTTTCTAATGCCCAACGAATAATCGAAGATTCCCCATACTCGTCTTTCATTTCTTGTAGTTCGTCCGCAATTTTTGCTTCATCTGGTATATTTTTAGTAATCATATTCATTTCATCAAAACTAATATTACCATAAACTCTTAATACGTCTTTTAAAGCTCCTCTGCCTTTCATAGTATTAAAAGTAATCATTTGAGACACTTTGCTAGAACCATACTGATTTTTAATATATTGAATAATTTCTTCTCTCTTGTTGATAGGTACGTCAATATCAATATCTGGCATAGAAATATGATCTTTAGTATTTCGACCAGCATTATAAAATCTATCAAACAGTAGTCCATATTGCATAGGATCTATACTAGTGATGCCTATTAAATATGATACTAGACATCCAGCCGCACTTCCTCTTCCTGGGCCGGGAAGCCAGTCATTTTGTTTTACATGATTAACTATATCCTGTACGATAAGAAAATAACTCGACAGACCAGCCCCCTGTAGAACCTCTAATTCGTATTTTATACGATCAACATAATTATTTTTGACATTATCTTCCAGACTATTGAGATTTTTATTTTTCCATCCATGCCTACATAATTCTCTAAGATACTCGTCTTCAGATATTTGGTTTGGACATTTAAAATCTGGTAAAGTTGGCTTGTGTACTATATCATAGTTTTCGCATAAACTATTTATATAGTGAGTATTGTCTAATTCTTCTTCAAAATGTAAAGCAGACATTTCTTGATGATCTAATATATGATAATTATCAGAAAGAAAGAAGGTGCCCATAGGGACATCGTCTTTATTTAGAATTTTTGTATTTATAGCTGGTAACGTAGTTTTTAAATTATTGCACAACAGAATCCTTTGGTCAACAGCATCTTCTTTTCTACAGTAGTGAGCATCGGGTGTACAAATTGCTTTAATATTTTTTTGACGAGCTATTTTTCTAACACAATCTGTGAGATGTTTTTGTATTAATAGATTCTGAGAATCCATTAATTGTGTTTCTAGGAAAAAATTATCTTTTCCAAAGGCATTCTGTAATAGATCAATATGTTTTATGGCCCCTGTTTCCCAATCATCTTTTATTTTGTCGTCACGAACAATACAATCTGCTACAGTCGATCCTAGGTGTCCAGATATGCCTATAAGATTACCGTCTAACAGAGATCCTAATGTTTGAATATCTAATCTAGGTTTATAGTAATAATAATCAGGATTGTTTGATTCAGAAACTATTTTTATTAGGGTTTTCCATCCTTGATAGTTTTTTGCCAATACTAATAAATGAGCTAAAGATCTGTTTTCTGGGGTTTTAGTAGATGGAGATTGATCACAAATATATAATTCACAACCAAGAATAGGTTTAATGCCCTTCTTTTTCATTATGCTGTGAAACTTTACAGTACCGGATATAGTCCCGTGATCAGTGATTGCACAAGTATCAACACCTATTTCTGCACACCTATCCGCTATTTGATCAGGTTTTGACAAACCATCAAGTAAGGAATAATGACTGTGTACATGTAGAGGAATATATGTTTTCATGTTTGTCCCGGTGGTTTATAAAAGCCAAAATTATGATTAGGATGTTTATACTGCTGTGTAACAAATTGAATATCATATAATTCAATATCGTGTTTGATTTGTTCACATTTAGTCATATACTTATCTTTAGGAGATATTTGACCATCTCTGTATTCAACAAGTGGGGGGACTGCGGTATTTTCGAACGTGGTTTTTCCCAAATGACACAGCTTACTACACATCCACGATTTTGTCAATTTTGGCTTCTTTGATTTTTTTATGATTTCAAATTTTTGTCTCAACATGTCTTCTGTCGCTATTAAGTCCTTTTTATCAAAACAAATAGAGAAAGCCCCACCATCGTTAATAAAATTAATAGAAACTATTACATGATCAATTTCTGGATATAAGCGAGTTAAAGCATAATGATAAATTCTTAATTGTGGATCTTTTTCTAAGTCTTCTTGTTCTTTAGTTTTACCAGTAGCCCAATTTAATCTTTTACCTGTTTTCCAGTCTATAATTTCTAATGTATTATCATTTACCTTAGTTATAAGATCAATAGTACCTTTTAGTGCCAAATGACCGGATATTTCTTGATCGTCTATAGTAAAACTGTATTTGCTCCATGGTTTTTTTATTTCAAAATCAAAGTGCTGTTCTGCTTCAACTATATGTCTTTTTCTAGGATCAAACATCCCATTATTATAATTTAAGGTTTTATATACCCATTCTCGACAATCCTTTTTATCTACTGGCATCCATTTATGATGTTGGTTTGTGTTTGTATAATAATCATATACCTGTTCAATAATAGTATCTAAATCGTAGTTATTAACATCTAATTCTCCAACAACATCATCTACAATAGTGATCTGGTTATTTTGTTCTGCTTTTTTAATAAAAGCCAGAATCTCTAAAATTTTATGTACAATTGTTCCCTTGTCTGCTTTTTTACCTGAAAGACCTCTCCATCCTAATACATATTCTCCAAAATATTGTTGCTCACACATAGAGTGAGCATTAAAAGATGAACTACGAAAATAAGTAATAATCATTTTATGTTTTCTATAAAAATTGGAAATAATTGTTCTGACTGTTGAAGTATATCTAGATTACTATTATCCAATATATAATTAAAATTATTCCAATCGTATCTATCTTGATTCAAAATATTTTCTGATTCATGAGATGAGTCATCTCCATAAATATTTCTTGTTAGCCTGATAACACAGCCATTATGATTTTTGATTGCAGCTACTTCATTAGGAAATCTACAGTCGTTAATAAGAGCAATTTGTGGTTGGTCCATTAAAATTTTTCTTATTGTTGATTCTGGCCAAATATCTACTTTGATTTTTCTAAAAAAGTCTGTGCCGACAATTTGCATAACTTCTCTAGCTGTTAGAGACTGACCGTCTAAGCTCATATCGGTCGTTGTATTTTTTTGTTCATCTGTGCCGTAACACTGTTCGTATGTTAATCCTAGTATGTCGATACATATTTGTTTTTTCAGAATATCTGCAAAACTATAGACTTTAATTGATCCAGACAATTTTTGTATAACATCTAAAATATAAGTATCAATATTTGGTCGAAGATGATAATAATCAAATACGTCAACAATATGTTGAGAATTATCTGGTTTAATAACTTCTATTTGTCCGAAGTTATTCATAATTACCTTAGTAAAGGCATTCGTATTTGCTAAAAAATTAGCGTATAAAAAATTAGCACAGCTGCTTTTGCCAGATTGTTTTTTACCTGAAAAACCTATAATTTTTGTCATTGTATTTGTTTTCCTATAACTTCCTGAATTTGTTCCACACTCATATCGGCTACGTCGTTTGTATCGATATGTATATTATATATATTATATGTTTTATGACATTTACTTTCTATTACTTTTCTGCCGCTATGTCCGGCTTCGTCGTTATCCAATAATAAATATATATTCATAGCACCAGAAATATCCAATAACATTTTTTGTTTATCTGTCATCGAAGATCCATAAATAGCAACAGCATTATGAATTCCAGCCATTTCTAATTTCCAAACATTACCAGGACTCTCCACTATGATAATAGAGCCTGTTTTTTGAACATATTCTTTAGCATACCATAAATTATATAATGAAGTTTGTGTAGCAAACCCCTTGCTATGTCTCCATTTACTGAATGTCCTACCTATTTCACACTTTATATCGGCATTGTGGTGTCCTCCGCATGAGTCGCATTTGTCGCATACGCTTCTTCCAGAGCACCCAACCATATGTTGATGTGTCGTATCATAAATAGGAACCACTGCTCTATTATTCATTTCTTTTCCAACAACAGTACAGTCTCCCACATCATATTTGTCTAAAATTTCACCTGAAAATCCTCTTTGTAAAAAATATGGACTAGGAATATTTAAGAGATTTCTTACAGATTCTCTAGTTGGATATTGATGTGATGTATTTTTTGATGTTTTGCTAACAATAGACATATTAGCCACGAACATATTTTTATCTTTGACAGTAGGATCGACAGAAAGATGAGCAGCATCTATGTTGACAAATTTTTGTATAAATTCTAATGCTTCATTAAACGAAGCTATATCATCCCCTTCTTCTTGCCAATCATATTTTTGTTGAGATATAATACCTCTAATAAATCCAATAATAGACCCTTTGAATATTTTTTCACATTGATGAGTTCTGCATTTCCAGTTACCTCTATAAGAATCTCCTATATGATATATATTTAGAGCAGACGGGTTGTCTCCCTTATGAATAGGACAACACATACTATAAAACTTAGAGTTCTCACGATACTCTAAATTAAAATAATGAAATAGGTCCGTAATTTTATCACAGGCAGCATCACAAATTACTTTGAGTTGCTGCTGATCAATTGAACGGAATTTCTTCTGAGTTTGATTCTTGTATGGTGAATCCATCGTTGCTGCCGTTTCCATTGACTAACTCCAATCTTGTTTTACCTTCTGTAATTTTTGCACACCATCCCTTCATATAACAATTAATGTAATCGTTATCGTCCAATCCTCCTCCGTGCCTACTCACTAGTGGCAATAATTTCCTATTACCATTATCGGGACCATCTTCCGCCATCTCTTCTTCAGATTTCCGCTTGAAGATAGTAAAATTACTACATAACCAGATAATACGATCTGATCCGCTCGCGGTATCCGTGCTTTCTTTCGTAATACCATCCCTATTTAACTGAACAAAAGCTACAATAGGAATCTGATATTTGGTAGCAAAATTATGCAGAGATGTCATCATGAATCCCAAAACCTGATATTCTTTCATATCCTGAGACATGCCCTGAGTATCCATTAGTTTCAGATAATCATAAAATATGACACACGGCTTGGCAGACCCATCGTCATTCAGTCCGACCTCTTGAACAATCCATCTTCTCATAATACTCATTTGCTCATCGAAAGATTTCCCAGCAATAGACTTGTGATAGATTGGAGTACTTTTAAGTTCAGAGATAGCTTTTTCTATTTTTGTATTTAGGTTTGGAGATTCATTAAATTTTCCTGTTTCGATTTTTGATATATCTATTTCCGTCATCATTGCTAGTAATCTATGAATATGGTCATTTTTTGTCATTTCGGTATCCATGTTTAAAACTGGTATACCTAGTTTAGCAATATTTCTACCCATATTATCTGACAATAATGTTTTTCCTGTCTTAGGTCTTGCAGCGATAACATTAATGGTGCTACGACGCAAACCTCCACCAATAGCAAAGTCATATGCAGGAAAACCTGTGGATATACCAACCTGATCTATAGGATTGTTTTTCAGATTATCCATATAATCATCAATATTTTGATGAATTAGTTCCGGCCTATTATCTCCATCGCTAAGAGATGAAGCAAAACCGAGGATAGGGTCTTCAGCTATACCTAGAATTTTTGATATAGATTCTGACCCATTTACGTCTAATAAGCCCTTCTTTACTTCGTCAAGCTTTTTATAAAGTTTACGAGCAATGGACAGTTTGGTAATTTTACTAGTAAAAGAATTAAGATTTGCAGCATTAACTGGAAAATCTAGTATAGCTTTTAGATGCTGAGTTTCTTCTTTTTTATTTAAGATAAAGTCCAAATCTAGACTCTTAGCAGCAGAGTATATTGATGCTATGTCTAGTTTTTGTACTTCCTGCTTTTCAAAAACATTCTTAATACATTTATACAGAACTATATTGCTGTCTATATAAAATGTTTCCTCCGACAAGATATCGGCTACTTCATAGTAATATTCTCGACCATATTGGCACAGAATCGCTAATACGGCTCTTTCTGCGGATGGATCGCAGAGTATCATTTGTTCTTTTGACATTATATTATAATCTGTCCGTGGCTGTTGTTGTCAAGTTAGTTCAAGTTTTTGATTTTGTTTCGTTGAATAGATAATAGTATATCAGATAAGTTTTTAATTGATGTGGCTATATAAAGTAATCTATCTGTTCTTTGTTTAGCGTATTTCTTTATAGCATTGAGGGCTTCAGCTTTGTCGTTGTGTTTAATAGCCTGAATTGATTTTTCAACATAGCCATATCCTTTATAATTATTTAATTCATCAGCTATTACTTCCTTGATCGTCTCATCTGCCCAATTATATCTTGCTGTTTCTCTATTAATAGTTCTTTGTATATAAAAAGCATATTGGCCTAACCTATATGCAATTTGTCCACAATCTTCTGGAGATAGACTTTCCAAAGACTTTCTATCCATAGTGAGATAATTATTGAGTTCATCCTCTGGTAATGAGTCTGGATTAGCAGCATATTTTGGAATATTGAGACCATGCTCATATTCGTCCAAGATACTATCCCAGTTCTGTAATTCTTCTTTAGCTGTTTTTTTCATTTATAATGTCTTTCCATTTGTCTGTATCAAAATGTGGAAACTCAATATATTGTATATTATTGAGAAAGCACCACTCCTGTTTTTGTTTATCTCTTTTTCTGGATTTTAAGAAGTTCAGTTTATTAGTATGATAAAAAGGAACAAACTTATAATGTTGTTCTCCATGAACCTCTATGCATTTTTTAATTAATGGAATATAAAAATCTAGATATAAAGTTTCAGAACGTCTAACGGTAATAGGTACCTCTTCTAGAATTTGCATAGTAGGATAATGTTCTTTTAATATTTGTCTAGCACGTAAATGTAAACTAGATTTATTAGTTAAAGAACCTTTTGCTATATGTCCATGCAAACTCCAGTTGTGCCAATTTCCATCAAGATCCTGTACTTCCATTATTTATTATGTCCAAGAATTTCGTTTATTTGTTTATATAGTTCATGATATGCTTCTTCGTTTTCTATTAAAAACTGGCGAATTTTTTCTGTTCCCTGAAACTTAGTTGTACTATCCTTAATGAAATCTAAGGTATACCAAGATCCAGCTTTAGATATCAGTCCAACATCAGTACCTATAGTAATAATTTCTGTGTATCTATCTATTCCATATCCGTATCTAATATAGCTTGTAATAGACCCTCCCGGCGGTCCCAAGGCAGAACAAATAGTTTGCCACTCAACCTCTTGACCTATTTGTGTATTTTCTGTTCCTACTAGCCAAGGCTTAAAAGTTTTTGCTCTTAATTTTATGTCCGTTTGATATGCTATTGCTTGACCAGATTTTTCTTTGAACTCTGCTCCGTATCCTGTTGGATTACCCATTAAGTGTGTAATGCCTATAACAACATTTTTATTAACAGGTATAACATTAGCTACTTTGCGGCAAAATTTTGCTAATAGTTTTGCTCCATCTGCTCTTTGCATCTTATCCATATCACTTGTAATTTCTGCTTCCGTACATAAAGCAGAATATGAGTCTATGATTAGTACTGATCCAGGTTCTTCATTAATGATTCTTTCTGCTATTTGTAAATATTCTTCAGCATGTAATATCTTTCCCATTTGAGATCCGATAACATGAAACTTATCGAAATTTAATCCGGGTATTCCTTCTAGGTCTCGTTTCTTCAATCTACCTTCTATATTTAGGTAGTACACTTCCCTGCCATCTTTGAACGTACCAGAACCGTATATAGGATTCTGTGCTGTTGCAGCAAACGTTAGTGATGTGGTGGTTTTACCACACTTTGGTTGACCTGTCAAGACCACAAAGCTTCCCTCTGGGATACCACCATTTAAGACCATATCTATAGCTGGACTCACAGGAATAATAACAGACTTTTTATCCACAACAGAGGCGGCACTAACAATAATATTATCTCCAAAATCTTTTTTAACGCTCTCTTTAATTTTCATTATCTAGTTCCTTTAATTTTTCTATGATAGATTTCTTCGTATTTTTATTATTAGCTACGCCACCAATAGACTTATCTACCCGGATAATTTCTTTTGATATGTCGTTATTTTTTGCATCTATGACGACTTGCTGCTGTATAATGATAGCTTCCAAATGTGGAGCCCTCAATGAGAAAATTTTTCTGCCTTTCTCACTCTTAAGAGCAGCTATGATAGCCTTGTCTGTGTGTTTTTTAAGTAGTTTATGAGCAGTAAAAATCTGCGACTTATAAAATTTGCACCATTCTACATTTAACCAGAACCTATAATGCAGGTCTTTATTTTTTTTCTTCGCTAGGTTTTCACAGATCATTTCTGTAATATACTGTGCTGCTGTAACGGTTTTTCCGTTAGAGTATTTCGACGGATACATTGTCATATTTTAAATACAGCTTCTCTGCTAGTCCTAAATGAATATAGCTTTCTGTGCGTAAAAACAATAAATACGCATCAAAGATATCTTTTGTAACTTGTTTCCATGTCCAAAAATCAAAATTTTCTTGTTTATCGTAATGTCCTGAGCTGTTTAGCCAAAAACCATTTGGATTAAACAGTTTGGCGTATTTACCACCTTTAATATAAAAAGTTATAGAGTTATTATCTACGATAATTTTAGCATAAGTTTTCGCAGAATCGTCTGTGATGTAATTATTATTTTTATCACATCCGTTGCTATGACTACGAGAAGTAAACCAAATCTCACTCATCGTTTTTTACAGTATTCTTACAGGTGTCCGTGAGCAAAGACTCTATATTATTGTATAATGTATCAATAACTGTTTTATAGTTATCTGTTATAAAATCTGCCATATATGTTTTATGGATTCTTTCGACCATATTAGATCCTGTCATATCCGGCTGTTCCTGTAATACATCGCAAACTATTTGTATGTTCACCATATATGGACGAGGCCCCAATACTTCCTCTTGGTTTGTTGTATCTGTGGCACAAGCTTGTTGGAATTGACAAAATTTTTGAGCCTCCTCAGACAACGCCTGTTCAGCTTGTCTAAGTTTGCCTTCTAGTTTTTGTAAAAGCTCTTCTTCTGATATATATTGAGATACTATATCATGAGGTAGCGGAGGCTTATATTCTTCTGTGTTCATCTTTTAATTTTCTTCCATTTCTGAACAGGACACTCTTGATCTGCCCATGCTAGTTTATTCATAAAAACTTTTTTATTAGACAAATTACATCCACACATCAAACACTGAGACTTAGTTTTTTCCATATATTCACAAGACATGCAAATATTTAATCTATCTCTTATTTCATCAGAGGTAGCCTTGGGAAATCCTGCATTAATATGCCAGAATAAAGCCTTAAGAAAAGTTAAGATTTTTCTGGATATTGAGATTGTATAGGTTTTATAGGACATATATTATGGTCTTTGTCAAGAGTATAAACGGTATCCCTTGACACTATAGTATCGGAAGGGAACCATTGGGGCAAGCCGTTCTTTATAGAGTAACACAGTCTGCTTCCGTTTTGTTTAAAATCAGAAGTCAATAAAAAATAATGATCCTCGTTTGAACGGAAAATAGTACCAGATTCTAATTCTTCTATATATTCCATTATATTTTAACCAGGACTTACTGAACATTTATTACATTTGTATCTATCCGGAGCATCTGATAATAAGGTAGGGTTAATCTCTTCTCTCTTACCACATACTCTGCACTGAACATTTAAAGTACTAAACTTACGAGCCCTAGGAACTGGCGGTATCTGACTTAACTTACGGTCTATTTCTATGTCTTCTTTATGTAAATTTTTCTCGGTCATCGAATCAAATTTATTAATTCTACCATTACTGGTAGATTGATTGGATGCCTTTTTAGAACGAGGTTTTTTAGGTTTGGCACTAGGAGCATCTGAAACATTTGTTTGTTGAGAAAGCATAGACTGTAACATTACAATCATTGCTTGGATTTGATTAGGATCCATCTGTGGCATATTGCTCATTATTCGTTAATCCTAAAAATATTCTTGGAAAATCTATTTTCAGTTGTTGGGGGATTTTGCTTTTTGAAATCATCATTTAAGGCAGATGCTTCTTTGGTCATAATGGCTACGTTATTTTTGTTATTAGCCGAGTCTGTTATCATCAAGTGCTTTGATTTTGATGCACTGGTTGAGGACGAAGCTGTTTTGATTGCAGAAGAACTACCCTTTTCTTTTTCTTTTTTAATAACCCCTAATACCTGATTATCCGTTATTTCTAGTTCATTAGATATTTTTTCTACTGGCCAACCTAAATGATTCAGCCATAGAGCTGCATATGATTGTGTTCTATTAATTCTTGACATTATTCAGTCTCCCTTTCTGCATTATTAAGCCATGCTGGATTTTTTGATTTTAGAAATTCTGCATACAAATTAAATGTTTTCTGACTAACCTGTTTGAATTTATCATTTGACCTACAGACTCTATCCAAAAAATTATTATTCTTTTCTTCGCCATAAAAAGAAATAGGGTTGAAGAGTTTTCCATTACGATCTAATCTAATTAAATACTTTACCGTTTGGTCAGCTCTCATAATTTTCTTAGCGTATACCTTACTGTCTAGCTTAGATCTAATAGGCAGATTTTCAGAATCAAGTTTATCTTCTGATCCTATTAGAGTGTAATAAGTCTCTTCTAATGAATCATTTA